GGCGCATCCCTAAACAACGCGCATTAAGGACGCGCACTATTGAGCGCAGCGGCAATCCCTTAGAAAGTGTTGAACAGTATGGCGTGAGCCAGAAAAGTCCAGTTGACCCGCTCATTGATCCGAATGGGTTGGTAATGTGGTGACGACCCTTACCCTAGGAATTACAAATGCCCAAATACACACGAATTGCCCTTGAAGGCGCGACCATCGACGGGCGCACCATCTCCCGCAAGCAAATCCAGCAAATGGCGGAACAATACGACCCCGACAAAAAGCACGGGGCGCGTATCTGGCTGGAACACTTCCGCAGCCTGTTTTCTGACGGCGCATTCCCCGCGTTGGGTGATGTCATCTCCCTGAAAACCGAAGAAGTGGAAGTCGATGGCAAGAAACGGCTGGGGCTTTACGCGGAACTGCAACCCACCGACCAATTGCTGAAAATGAACCAGCAACGCCAAAAGGTGTTCACCTCGGTAGAAATCGACCCCGACTACGCTGGTACGGGCAAAGCCTACCTCACCGGATTGGCAGTCACCGACAGCCCCGCGTCCCAAGGCACACAAATGCTGGCATTCAGCCAGAAAAACAACTTTGCCGAACTGCAAGGCAAGCTGTTCTCCGAATACCTCGAAACCGAGTTAAAGCTCGAAGACGACGAAGACGACACCACGCAGCGTGAAGGCTTGTTCAGCCGCTTGAAAAAGATGTTCAGCAAGCACGAAACCACCAACGACAGCCGTTTCAGCGAACACGAAAAATCAATGGAACTGCTGGCGCAAGAGCTGGACACCACCCAAGGCAACTACCGCAAGCTGCAACAGGAACACAAAGACCTGACGGGCAAATTTACCCAACTGGAAGCCAGCCTGAAAGAACTGCAAACGTTCCGCAAGGACGTAGAAAAACACTCCACCAATAAGCCAGCACCCAAAGCCGCAGGCGGCAGTGAAGGTGGCGAATCCGGCAAGAAGAAAGGCTTTTTCTAAGGAAAACAACAATGAGAAACGAAACACGCGATTTATACCAAGCCTACCTTGAAGGGGTTGCGGAAAAGAACAACGTCTCCACACGCGGCTTGAACTTCAGCAGCTTCAAGTTTTCGGTAGCTCCCAGCATCCATCAGGAACTGGAAAGCATCATGCACGAAGACGCGGGTTTTTTGAGCCGCATCAATTTGCACACCGTCCCAGAGCAAGAAGGTGAAAAGCTGGGTATGGACATCACCACCACCATCGCCAGCACCACTGACACGCTGGTTAAGGATCGTGATACCCAAGACCCGACCGATATGAATCTGGTTGACCGCTACCGTTGCGAACAAACCAACTTCGACACCCATATCCGTTACCCGAAACTGAATATGTGGGCGAAGTTTGATGATTTTGAATCACGCATCAGCACCCATATCGTCCAGCAAATGGCGCGTGACCGTTTGATGATTGGCTGGAACGGCGAAAGCCGCGTGGCTAATTCCGACCGCACCGCTAACCCGCTGCTGCAAGATGTCAATGTTGGCTGGCTGAAACATCTGGAAACCAAAGCGCCAGAGCGCATCCTGACTGAAGGCGATAAAGCACCGGGTGAAATCCGCATTGGTGAAGGTGGCGATTACCTCAATATCGACGCGCTGGCCATGGACATGATCAACAACTTGATCGAAGAGTGGTATCAGGAAGACACCGGGCTGGTGTGCGTGATCGGGCGTGAAATCTTCAACGACAAGTTCTTTGACTTGGTGAACAGCTACGGTCAGCCCACCGAACGCAACGCGATGGATATTATCCTAGCCAACAAGAAAGTCGGTGGAATGCCTGCGGTGCGCGTACCATTTTTCCCCTCAAAAGGCATCATGATCACGCGCTTGGATAACCTGTCGATCTACTCGCAGGAAAATACTTTGCGCCGCACCATCGTGGACAACGCCAAACGTGACCGCGTGGAAAACTACATCAGCATAAACGAAGCCTACGTGGTTGAGGATTACGGCATGATTTGTTATGCCAAGAGCCAAAACATCGTGCTGGGCAAGTGGTAAGGAGTCGGCATGAGCATTTGCGCCAAATCCTACAGTCAGCAACGGGTCGCCAAAGAAGCCGCGCGTGCCAGTGCCACTGGGGTATCCATCACCGAGACTAACCAGCACAAACTGATGCTGGGCAAGCTGCGTATTGACCTGCGCCGCCTGAAAATGATCAAGGCAACGGAAGCCAAAGTGGAACTCAAGCGCACCCAGCTTCTGCCCGAATACGCCGACTACATTGCCGGGGTCTTGGCAGCGGATGCGGGGCAACCTGACGACGTACTGCTCTACAACCTCGTGTGGCACATCGACGTGGCTGATTACGTCAAGGCGTTGGACATTGGCGAATACGCTATCCGGCACGGCTTGAAAATGCCGGAACGTTTCCAAAACGATGTGCCGGGGCTGCTGGCGGAATACATCTGCAACGACCTGCTCAAGGGCGATACCGAAACCGTCAGCAAAACAACGGCTGACAACGCCGCCATGCTCCAGCAACTGTATGACCTCGTGTCGCCGTTCGATATGCACGACGCCATCAAGGTCAAGTTGCTCAAAGCGTGTGGTCTGGCGGTCAAAGACACCGACCCTGCCAAGGCAGTTGCCTTGCTGAAAAAGGTCTACGCGATGGATGCCCGCTCCGGTGTGGCAACCTTGATCAAAAACATTGAAAAGCAAATGCCAGAAGCATCTGCACCCGTAGTTTCTGCTGAAAGCAGCAGTCAATAGCTGCCACCAGCACTCAGCGTCCCCGTCACTGACGGCAGGGGTTCTCTCCTTGCCTTACTGCCCTCTCGTGACGGACGACGCTGTTTTTTTATAAGGACAGGGCATGAAAAACGATAACGAAATGATGGTCTTCGGCTTCATTGTTGCCGCCATTGGCGCAGCAATCGGCATAGCCAAGCTGCTACTGTCACCCGAAGTATTAACGTGGCGGCTGATTGTCGGTCGAGCCATCGTCACCGCAGCCTTGGCAATGGCGGCTTTTATCGGATTGGTTTGGATGCCAGCAGATACAGACCCGGTGGTAATTGTTGGGGTAGCCTGCGTACTGGCTTCCATTGGTGAACAAGGGCTTGAAAAAGTCCTGAACAAATACTTGGGGAGCAAAACATGATCATTGATTTTGTGGGGCGATTCATTATCAATCATTGGATTGCGTTACTGTTTTTGGTGATTTGCCTACTGGTTGCCTATGGTCACGGAAGCTGACCTCACCCCGCCGTTTTCCACGGTTGCCCAAAAAGGGCAGGACAGCACCGGACAGGTGACGTTGCCCAATATGGAATTTTTCCCTGATATTGCCCTACGTGACTTCCAGTCCCGTTACCGTGTTGATAATGGCGCGGGGGAAGACCGCCAAATCCAAGCACTGCAACAGGCGATGACGCGCATCAACCGCGAACTGCTGGACGATAGCGCGATGGAAGAGGGCACGAACTGGGTTTGCCAACAAGTCCGTAACGGCTTTTTTAGCCTCGAAACCGTGCCAGCCAACCATTACGGTGACTGCAACGAGAAGGTCATGCAGTACCGCACGGCGGTGTATGCCCACGCCAAAGCGCGGCTGGTTGAACGCTACCGCGACACCCAGACTACCCGCTTAGGGCATGACCGTGCTGATGACTTGGAACTGACCGCAGACGATTATGATCAGGAAAGCCGTGAAGCCGTGCGCCAATTGCTGGGCAAGCCCCGCTGCACGATTGAGCTGGTATGAACAAAGCGCAACACCTCTACAATTACCTGATCCAATCCGGCTTGCTGACCGAAGAAGAGCTGGACGTGTGGGTGGAAGAGGGCGAAGTCGAAGCCCCACCCGTGTACGACGGTAGCCCGAATCTGGCTTACCTCGACAAGTACCAGATCAACGGCTACATCCAGAATTTCCCGATCAAGACCCGTGACCTGCGCAAGGTCAAGTTCGCCCTGTTGTGGTGGATGAACGTCTACCAGCCAGAGCACGGCAAAACCGCCTTCGGTTGGGAAGCCGACAGCCTCAATACTGAAACCACCAATGTCTGGTTTGGCTTGCAGGTCACGGAAAAAACCCTGCTCAAGGATGGCGAAGTCATGACCTGTATCCAGCCAGCGGTGCTGCTTGACCCGCTGTACGCTGATGTACCCGTGTGGCTGCACGATGCCCGCAGCGGTGAAGAAACCTTGATGCAGGACGCGCTGGATGAATGAGTGGCTGAAACAGCAGTTTAGCTTTTTGAAACCCGCCACCAGTAAGCGAGCCATGCGGGAAATCTCCAACTATTTGCTCAAGCGCAATCGCCAGCGTGTCAGCCAACAGAAAAACGCCGATGGCACAGCGTATGCCCCAAGAAAACCGCGTTTTAAGATCTTGAAGAACGGTAAATCCAAACGCTTTATTCCCAAGCGAAAAATGTTACTGGGGTTCAAGCGTCACATCAGAGCCAAGTCCACACCCGACAAGGCAGAAGTGGGTATTTATGGTCATGCCGCACGGCTTGCCACCATCCACGACCACGGTGCAAGCGAGAACGGCATCAAATACCCATCCCGCGAACTCGTGCAGTTTGAACCCGATGACGTGCCAGCGATTGAGAGCATCCTGCAACGGTATCTGTCGTCACAAGCTGGATAAGTTTCAACCCTTGACACTGACAGAAATTAGCCATCATTGTTGTTATCCCGTTGGGTTGACAAGTAAATCTTAACAGCCTACTACTTGCTTTCAAAGCGCAAAAGTTGCGCTTTTTAACTAAACAATAGGTTGGGGCTGATTTATGGAAACCACACACAAACATGTGCTACGCAAGCAATGCGCCGAAATCATTAAGAACATGGTTTTGCTGCGGTGCATAACGAGTACACCCGGATATTGTCCTGCCATGAGGCTCATGATCGGGCGCGAACATCTGCGCCTGTACCGCAAAGACTTTCCTGACATAACGGACTTCGACCTTCGCAACCTGTTACCAGATGCCCATAAGATAGGTCGCATGGAAGCGATAGCAATGGATTCATCCTGCTGTTTGATCAACATCAGGCTGGGTTCACACGACACGACTTATTCCGCAAAAGACTGCAAATGGACGCTTGATCAGATTGAGGATGAAGGGTTCTTCCCAGAATCACGCTCATCCCAATGGTGCAGGGAAGATGCCGAGCGCCGCACCCCAAAAGCATCAGGCAAACCCGCCAGCTTTCCGCACCAAAAACCCTAACCCCTTGATTTTATTGCCTGTAGGTTAAACCGACGGGCAATAAAATCAACTACTTAGGAATAACACCGCTTTCAATCAAAACCTCACGCATCAACTCCCGCACCTCTTCGCGGGTCACATACTCCGTTTTTTCACCTAACCCACTGATATTCTCGGAAAGCTCAGATTTGGGCTCTTCGGAAAAGGTTGATTCAAGCCGTCTTACGATTTCCGTATTCAGTGGACGTGCAACCTCGCCCGATGCTTCCATCAGCAAGTTATAGAGCCGTTCGCTCATCCTCAGCGTTATTCTGACTGTCTGTTTTTCCATGACACTAAAGTACACCAAAATAAACTAGAAAAATAGTTGACACCACATGACACTACAACATAGACTAATCACATAGACACTACTTGACACTTAAAGACACTTCATAGGGAGGCAAGATGAACAAAATCACAAGGACACAGGTGCGGATGCCGGAAGACATTTCTGAATGGCTGAAACACAAAGCAAAAGATCAAGATCGCAGCATGAATGCTGAGATTGTAAGAATCCTACGGGAACGGAAAGAAGCAGAAGGGCAGGAAGCCAAAGCGGCGTAAACGGGATTGCAGGGTGTACCACCACCCAACAACCCCTAACCACTTAACATTCATCGAGAGAACCATCATGGCTACTAGAAAGACTATCACAACTGTTACAGAAACCGTAATCACTGATGACCAACGCCCAGTAATCACCCCCGAACTGCTGGTGAAAGACGGGCAAGTGTTCTGCACCAGCCTGCAAGTGGCGCAGGACTTTTCCAAAGAACACAAGCACGTCATTCGTGACATCGAAGAGCAAATTGAGAAAATCCAAGCAGGTCGGCACGCAGGCAAAGAAGCCAGCATGTTCCAAGCCGACACCTACGCCATCACCAACAACCTCGGCTACAAGGTCAGAAAGC